CATCAAAACGAAGAGCGTCAAACTTGTCTACTCAGACAAGGATGGCTCGCTTCGAAAAGCTGCTACCGGCGACGTTGTCGCCGTTGGCAAGCTCTCCCTGACCATCGGCCACCAGGATTATATCGACTCGAAAACGAAAGCTTCGGGTCGACGCCATGTGGTTCGATTCCAACAGGACGCTATCAACATCACTACGGGGCAACCCCTCGTTAGTTATGCTCAGCTGACTGTTGGCAGGCCGTCCGACACTACTATCACCGACGCCGATGTTTTGGCGATGGTAGATAGCATTCGGCAGATGATTGCTACGACGTCCGCTGACGCTAACGCTCTGAACCTCGCGACGAACTTGTTCGTCACTGAGGAACAGTGATTAGGTCACAAACGTTGTAGCCTATAAGTCAAACGCTATAAGCGAGAGGACATAGTCTTCTCGTCAGGGCGAATGAAAAATATCATCAAACGGAATCAGGTAACTGTAAATACACATGTCATACGTACATAGTACATATAACCGCCTGCTAATGGATATCTCGTTAATGTCAGGAGTGCCACTTGGCGTCCCTGATGTTACAGATATGTGGGTCTATAAAGATGGACCCGCATTGGACAAACAACTGCTGAAATACATTGAGGAAGGTGGGAATTTTCCCTGCTTTCCAGAATGGATCGAACCCCTGGCTCGTGAGTTCCGTGTTACGGAAAATCCACGATACCTGAAGTTCTTACGCTGTTGTTTGCTATTCTGTTACAAAGTTGAGAAAGAACCTACCAATGAACAAATGTCCGCGGCTCTCGCCGCTTTCATCCGAACGGACAACGAAATCGAGCTCCAGGACGAAAGATTTGCTTTTGCAAAGTCTTCCGACCTTTGTTCGCGTATCGTTGCTCGTGCTCAAACTCTTATCTCGCAAGTAATTGCGAAATGTAGATTTGATGAGATCACTCCATTCCATGGCCCTGGTGCGGTGTTTCCGCCCAGCAAGCCAGAGAAGAAGAGTGACTTCACCACCATATATGATAGAATCACTGGGTTTTATCCTTTCGACCAATACTTCTGCGGCATGCCAGATTACTGGCATGACGTATTAGTTGTCGGCGACGAGAGGCTTAAGACCAGTCATGATATCACTTGCAATGTTACTGCTGTTCCAAAGGACTCCCGTGGACCCAGATTAATCTGTGTCCACCCAAAGGAGGCTGTTTGGATTCAGCAGGGACAACGCAGGGTCCTCGAACAAGCTATAATGGATCACCCTTTGACTAAGGGCTTCATTAATTTCACGGATCAAACTGTGAATGGCGCCATAGCACGGTCATCCTCCTTGGATAGAGAGTACTTGACTCTCGATCTCAGTGAGGCATCTGATAGAGTATCATGCACATTGGTCCGAAAGTTATTCGGATCTATGTATGATATATTATCGTGTGCTAGAGCGCAGTTTGCTCGATTACCTGATGGAAGCGTTCAATATCTCCGAAAGTGGGCTCCTATGGGGAATGCGTTATGCTTTCCCGTCGAGAGCCTTGTTTTCTGGAGTGTGGTTCGATCTGCACTAGAAATCCGCTACGGCTCACGCCATGCGGACGTATATGTGTTTGGAGATGATATCATCTGTCGTGCAAAGTATCGGAATTGCGCTGTAGAGGCTCTTGAATCTGTTGGCCTTTTGGTCAACAAGTCTAAGACCTTTTCAGCTGGATTCTTTAGGGAATCTTGTGGCGTCGATGCCTACAAAGGCTTCGATGTTACGCCGTTCCGTTTGCGCACAGATGATCACTACTCGTTGACAAGTGTTGTTAGTCTGCTCGATCTGGCCAAAAGGCTTCGATTAAGCGGCTACCACCACTGTGCCTCCCATATCTACAGTTCTATCCGCCGTGACACCATGAAGTTGCCTCTCAGCAACAATCGTGATTGTCAAGGTTTAGTAGAATATGTAGATTGCGATCTGGGTAAACTAATGATGCTAGAGCCTAGCCTTAAATGGCACAGCTCTTTACATTATTGGGTTACTCCATGTCGCCTGGTCACCACCCGTCAAAAGGTGGGATTCGGTTATTGGTATAACCTCCAGGACTCGTTGCTCTCCCTTCACAGAAGTGAGAGCACTGGTCGGAGTCTGTCATACCCGGTTCCATATACGGCACAACTATCATATGGATGGACACCGG